TGAATAAATTTTTTACGCTCCAAAAGTGCGCCACGATATACAGCCGTAGCAAATCGTTCCGCTTGTTCTTTGGTGACATTTGTTTTTCTGCCAGTAAAGAACCCAACGGCATCTTGAGCCAATCTATCATCAAGACCGCCCGTTCTAGCAAAGCGATTTACATCTTGGTTAGACATATTTTTGCCTTCACCAGTTAATCTAGCTAAAGACCCGGGTAGTGAGGCGGCGGCAATGTCATTTGTTGTTGACATTCTGATTGTTTCAATTGCACTTGGCGCATCTGCAAGAATAGTTGATGTTCTATCCATTACAGGGTCTTTACTGATCTGCGAACTGAACGCAAGCCAATCTTTAGGAGCAACTTGTTGACCCGGCATAATGATCTTAGGCGCATTGCCTTCAGCCAAAGCTTTAATTGCCGCATTAACTTCAGCAATATCTGATGCAGGGGCGTTAGAGTCTTGCAATTTTTTACGATAATTTTGTAATTGTTGAATTTGAGTTTCTTTTTCTGGTCGCTCAAGATAATTAACAACTTCAGCATTGAATTCAGGAGTTCCTTCTTTGAAACCTTTGTTTTTGGCAACTGTTTGAGCTTCTTGAATTTTTGCTGGCACTTTGTCTGGATTTTCAACTTCTCTTAGGTCAGCAACATTTCCGCTAACCTTATAAGTTGCCATGCTTGCAGGGGTGTATTTACCTGAACGAAGTAATTGTTCAAATGGGTCAGCACCTTGTTTTTCACGAAGTCGTTGAGTAGTCAAAGCCATTTCAGACATTGATTTACGAGCACTTTCAGCAATCTTCATTGCTAAATCAGGAGCAGTTCTAGAATATTTCTGAGCAACTCTCAATTGTTGTTCAGGGTCGCTTGGGTCAAGTTCACTCAAGATTTGCTGTTGCAAACCAATCATGCGTAACTGTGGGTCTTGTCCACCCAAAGCACCACCAACAACATCACCCAACTGCTGACCACCACGGTAGAAACCATAGTCTGCTTGTTGCATAGGAGATAGCTGTGCAAATGCCAATGCACGATCACGCATAGCCGCTTGACGCTTTTGCAAGTATTCCATCTCTGCCGCACGAGAGATTTCAGGACTGAACATCCCACCCACAATAGACGCAGGTGCTTGTTTTACTGACAGTGCTGAGTATGGTTCAGCATCAGGTGTTAATTGAATATTCTCCATCTCTGCTGGAGCAAAGTCACTAAGGAGAGATTGGCGAAATGGTGGACTCATAATTTCCTCAAACCTTTTTTTTGCCATTTCAGACCTAAGCTGTTCTTCTTCTCTAATTCTTTGAGATTCCAAATCCATATCGCCATAAGTGCTTTGGTTTGCGAAAAGTCTATCCATTGGAATGGTGTAACCGTTTGTCATGATTTATTCCTTAAATAACATAATCTCTTGCGCCAATAGACATTTGTGGATTGAAATATCCAGAAGATAAATTATTTGGTTGAATTGATGCTTGGTAGGCATCAGAAAAAGCCTGTTGTTGCGGAGGATTGAAATATCTCTCTAACCCTTGTTGAACATAAGGATTGTCAGCAAGTCCCATCAATGCTTTACCAAAACCACTACCAGCAGTGCTTTGAAGGGTTCTTGCCGCACCAAGTCCACCAGTTAACAAGGCTTCTCCAACATTAGCACCAGCAGTAGCCGCACGACCGCCCAACTGTGCGCCAATATCCAAAGGCTGTTGTCCAAGAGATTCAATGGTAGAACCAGCACCCAAATAGCTTGTAAATGGACTCAAAGCACCGACCTGACCCGCTTGATACTGACCAAGTAATCCAGCACCTTGTCCAAGCAATCCTGCGCCAAATGCCACATTCTGTTGACCAGCCTGTTGAGCTTGAGCCGCCAATTGCAAGTCTTGTTGAGCCAATGCGTTGTAATAAGCCTCCATCTCAGGAGTAGTAGCACCCAAACCAGCCGCACCACTTGGGCGCAACCCTGTAGCACCTACTGACAAGCCGCCACGACCTGTTTGGAACAACTGGTTCTGCAACTGAGCATACTGACGCTCACGGCTAGGCGCAAGCAAATCTTGTTGCTGTCTCATGTATTGAGATGCCACTTGTTCAGGTGTCTGCTGTAGGTACTGCTGACCCAATCCAAACAATCCTGTAGCACTTTGTTGAAGCGGAGCATACTGTTGCTGTGCCATCTCAGCCTGAGTCAAAGCACCGCCTGTAAGAGCCTGTAAACGGTCTTGATAGGCTTTGAGTTCAGGAGAGACTGTGTAGCCAGCACCAGTTAAGTAACCGCTAGGATCAAACTGGAACTGCGATGAGCCATACCTAGTAGTAACCCCTACAGGGCGAAACTTAGCCGCTTCAGCCGCAATTCGTGCCGCCTCAAGCTGTGCTCGTGCTGATTCTTGTGCGCCTCTTTCAAGGGCTTTACTTTGCATTGAACTGCCAAGCAGTGATGCACCTGCTCCAATTCCTGCCGCTATCATTACTGGCATATCAATCTCCCTTAATCAAAATTTCATCCACTTTTGACGGGTCTTTCTCGTCAGTGGCATGAATACAAAACCAAACACAATCTGTTATTGCTTTGACACCATGAGTCAACCCTGCTTTGATCTCAATACACGCTGGTGCTTCAATAATGTCAATCTCATTCCCACGCAACACAGCAACCTTACCCTGAGCCAATATCGACAAATGGCTGAAGTCATGCGTATGCTTCAAGATAGCCATGCCAGCAGGAAAAAAAGACTGCTTGGCGTAAAGCCCATCAGAGAAGTGATGCAATATCTCAGGGTTTTTCATGCCGTTCTTTTCCACATATACACAGTAATGTACGGTTGGTAGTTAGCATTTGTACCACTTGAACCAGCAGAGTCGATTGTTGTTGTAATATTTGCTGTTGATGTACTTACATTCACATTTGTTTGTGACGGTATTCCAACACCGGGATTTCCTCCTCCAGCAGAGTATTGAAAAGCACTTCCAATACTTCCATCTTGTTCATGGGTATGTCCAGAATCCGTAGATGTTGCTGTGTGAGTGTGGCTAACAGTGATCGCATCAGCACTACCACCAGTTTCTTCAGCAGTGTCAAACAACGCATTACCCGCATCAAAACCAACCATGACACGACCAGCACCAAATGCAGTCCATGTACCAAAGCCTAGCAAAGTGCCGGGGTTAGTGCTGACAGAAGCATTCGTGTAAATTGAACCTACTGGATACAACAAAGCAATTGCCGCTTGAACAAAGGCAGTGGTAGCAATAGTGGTTGTGTTACTTCCATTAGCCTGAGTAACAGCAACCGTACCAGTTGGCAGTGTTGGTGTGCCAGTAAAGGTAGGACTTGCCAAATCTGCTTTGGTTGCAATGGCAGTAGCAATGTTGTTGAACTCAGTGTCAATCTCAGTACCTTTGACAATCTTCAAAGGGTTGCCAGAAGACAAATTGTCTTTGGTAGCAAAATTCGTACTCTTGGTGTAGTCAGACACAATACTCTCCTTTAACTCATCTTGCCATTTTTGGCTTGAATTTCAATCTTCTGAATAGACAAAGCAAAACCATTGATGTCTGATTCATAACCTGTTTGAACAACCTTGCCTGTCCCTGTTGCAGGAACTGTCAATGTTTGCAATGCAACTCCATCAGAATAGTAAGCAATTGTTGTGGCATTTGCTCCATACTCTGCTACGCCATAGTAATACACATTTTGTGTTGGAATAGTTGCACTTGCTGACAAATAGTTTGTCTTGAAATCAAATCCCCACTTGAATGTCACCACTTGGTTAGAGCCACCAATCACGACTGTAGATAACTTTTTCAGAATAGAAATAACATTTTGGTCGCCAAGATCAGCATGGTTTGTGTAATACAACATACGATAAGCAGTATCGTAATCTTGATATGTGTTGTAGTAACCAATATACCCATTCTTGCCAATGTAAAGACTTCCATCTCTGCGAGACAAGAAAGACTTAGGCGTGATTGAATCCCATGTAGTCACCCTTGCAGAACCATCAGGCAAATAAGCCTTGGTATCAAAACACCAAGTAGTATCAATGCTAGGTGTTGTCAACAAGTAAAAGGCTTCACGCTCCGAATACACAGACTTGATGTTTGCCAATGTCTCACCAGCCACAGCACCCATCAAATCATTACGAATATTCTTTGATAAGTCTCTCTCAGGCGCAGACTTCTCTTGAATCGTTCTCATCAATGATCTGACACCTGAATTTGACAAGAACAACACATCAGTGCTTGTGGTCTGAATACTGTCTCTAGCAATGCAACCAATACCTTCAACAGTGTCACTCAATGTCATGGTTGATGGTGATGTTGCACCTTGATAGACAAGAATCTGACGCTTACCAAAGATAAACAAGAAACCATTGTGAGCCGCTAAACCAGTAATTTGGTCAGCACCATTCGCCCATACATTGTTTACATTCAATGAGCCAGCAGTTCCTGTTGACCATACATGACCTGAAATCAAGTCACTGAAATAAACAGTGGCATTTACAGAGGTAGTGTTAGCCGCCCACAACCTACCAAACGCTGAAATCACAATGTCAGCATCAGGTGCAGTAGCTTGATAACCAGTTTTTTCTGAAACTCTACGGTATGTTGTAGTCGATACAGCAGGGTCATAAATCAGTGGGTTAAATCCAGACTGAAAGAAGTAAGTAATGCCATTCAATGACGCACACTGCCAATTGCTTGCAGTAATGGTTGGTGCAGTACCCCCACCCCCATAGGTGAGTTCAGTCACAACATTTGTAGAACTCAACTTGAATATCTTGTTGTTTCCAGCAAACAAGACAGTCAATGTTCCATCAGCTTGAACTAACTCATGGATGACTTTGACATCATTTGCACCCAAGTCACCAGAAGAAGAATTGACCCTTGACCAGCCTTTGCGTGAGCCAATACGACCATATTGGTCAATGATGCAATTAGTCGCAACCAAAGCAAAACCAGCATTTAAATCAAGAGGCGAGTCTTGAGTATTCAGACCGTAGAACCCCGGTGCTGAGATGCTGAATGTCTGAATAGGTTGGCTCATATCGCTACAAACTCCTGATTCTCAGGGTAGCGAGTGCCTTCCAATGCAATGTAGTCAGAGAGCATAGACTTGTACAACAGATAAGCCTCAGATGATGACAAACCACCATCTTCACCACGCTCTACCAATGCCCGAGCATAAGCATTTTGAGCCACCAACACATCAGGCACAGAGATGATTGTTGCATCTGATGACAATGTGGCTTGTGGGACTGTCAGGCTAAATGGGATGCTGTAAACACCATCAGGGCTAGGATACAGCGTTACTTTGGTGTCATAACTACCATTGACACCATCAAAGGCGTAGTAAGCAGGGATTCCACTGACAGGTGTAGAGAAGTTCTGAAACCTATTCATGGTTGCAAAATCAATGTTCTTCATGCGAATGTTGCTTGTGACATTCAGCACATCAAGAACTTGGAACTTCTGACCAGCACCTGTCAAAGCATAAGAGTATGTGCCTGAAGTAGTGCTCAGAGTGATTGTTGTGCCAAGAATATTCCAAGCAAAAGCATCTTCTACTTGACGCTTTGCATCATTTACAAACTTGCCAATCAGTGCGGAATAAGTTGTTTCGGAAACAGTAGAAACTTGCTCCTCACGCAATCTGATTAGGACATCATTTACAAGTTCTAAGTATGTCATCTGCTTGCCTTCGCTTTGTTCCTTGCGGATATAGCTTTAGCTTTTGCCTTTGCGTCAGCCTTTGAGGATGCACCCCATGCTTTAAGCGAAAGAAGCAGTCTTGTCGGTTCACCATCCTTGTACTCTGCACCAGCCATATTGCCCATGCGAGCCAAGAAACTTGCTCTGCGAGGGTTATCCCCCGACTTTACTGGTGCTTTGAGTTCTCCACCAGTTTGCGCATTATAGGATGCTCTCCCCTTGGCATTCAACCCCCCTTTGGGATTTTTGCCCTCGGAGCGTTGCCAAGCTGGAGTTTTCATTACTTCACCTTTTTTGGTTTCTTTGCAGTCTTTGCCGCCTGTTTAAAGGCTTCAGCAGTAGGAGCACCTTTACTACCTACCTTGCGCATCTTTTCGCCTGAACCAGCCTTGATTCTGGCTTGTTTGGCATGAATGTTGGCGTAGAGTCCTTGCTTCATTTCATCTTCTTCTTTGGCTTAGACATCCCTGCCTCAGACAGAGCAATGGCAACTGCCTGTTTAGGATTCTTTACAACCTTGCCACCCTTGCCTGAGTGCAATTCACCAGCCTTGTACTCACGCATGACTTTGCTGATTTTGGCTTGTGCTTTGGTCTTTTTCATTTGCCACGACCTGATTTCTTCATCATGTTAGTAGCAGTTCTGCCACCACGCATAGGCAAACCTTTTGGCTTTCCAATCGCAACCATGATGGTCACAGGAACGCCCTTTTTCTTGCCGTACTCTTTGGCTTCTTTCTCGCCTTTTTCAGAGTAGGGAAACTTCTTTTTTCCGACCATTGGCATAGTGTTCTCCTTATTTCCAGATACGATCAGCAACAAAGGTCACGATACCGCCCATGAAAGAAGCGATAGTCATTCCCATCCAAAATCCACCTTTGCCTTTATTGGCAAGTTCAAGTAAGGCTTTTACATCTGAACTAAGTGTGTGCATCTCTTTTTGGAGAGCCTCTACTTGGGCTTCAAGTTTTCCAAAGTCTCTGGCATCAATGTCAGACATTTAAATCTACCTTTCTGGGTCTTCCCATACGCTTGATTGTGGGGATGACAGGCGCACGAAAGGCGGTATCTGTTCTAGTCTCTGATTCTACAGATTCTATGGTTACTTCTACATCGTCTACCCTCACATAACCCTGATGACCTTT